CATATGCAAAAGAACATCCGACGCAAAAGCCAGTCGAACTTATGGCTTGGTGTATGGGTTGGCGAGAGGGAGACGTCTTCGACCCGTTCCTCGGCTCCGGCACAACTCTGATCGCCGCCGAGCAACTGGGGCGGAAGTGCTACGGAATGGAGATCAGCCCGCAGTATTGCGACGTGATCGTGAAGCGTTGGGAGACGCTGACAGGACGCCAAGCAGAGAGGAGGGCAGGGCGATGATCAGGCCAGCCGATGACAAGCCGGTAACGGGGGGATTGGGGGGCGGTGCGAAGCCAACTCCCCCGCCTGTTCCCACTGTGGCACAGATCGACCCTCGGACGCCGGGGAAAGATCTGCGGCTGATCGCGTCGGCTGTGCGGAAGGGCTGGGTGATTCCCGATGAGGCGATGACCGTTCTTCCGGCTGCCTTGCTGCGGGTGGCGTTGGATCGGAATGAGGAAGTCCGGGCGAGGGTCAACGCGGCGAAGGTAGTCGTGGCAATGCACGGGCAGAACGAGCCGGCGCCGGCGGCTGCGGTGCAGGTGAACGTCAACAGCACGGCGGATACGGTGGCAGCATTGTTGCAGGAGCCCGGGTATGTCCGATTTGCACAGGGTGAGGCAGTGTCTGACACCGGCACTGTTTGCCCGAGCGGCAACTGACGGGCGGTTTCTGTTGCCTCGGCATGTCGCGGCAATCTCCGAAGCCATCTGTGACACGATCACCGGCAGGAGCCAGCCGATTCTATTGATCGAGGCTCCCCCTCGGCATGGGAAGAGCGAGTTGGTCAGCAAGTTCCTCCCGGCGTGGTATCTCGGGGTGTGGCCAGATCGGCGGGTCATGCTGGCGGCATATGAGGCGACCTTTGCCCGTTCGTGGGGACGCAAGGCCAGGCAAGTGTTCGTGGAGTCGTCGTGTCCGGTGTTCGGTCGGGGACTGTCGGGGGACAACACGGCGGCGGACGATTGGAGCACGACGGCAGGCGGTGGCATGTCCACGGCAGGTGTGGGCGGTCCGATGACCGGCCGAGGGGCACATCTGCTGATCATTGACGACCCGGTGAAGAACGCGGAGGAAGCCCTGTCAGCGACCACCCGGGAAAACCATTGGGATTGGTGGCAGTCCACGGCATCGACGCGACTTGAGCCGGGCGGAGTCGTGATAGGCATCATGACCAGATGGCATGAGGACGACATCTTCGGGCGGCTGCTGAAGGGCGGGGGACAGATCCGGCGGCTGACGTTGCCGGCGCTGGCCGAGTCGGGGGACGTGCTGGGCCGACAGCCGGGGGAAGCCCTCTGGCCCGAGCGGTATCCTGTCCAGCGGCTGGAGCAGATGCGGCGGGAGCGGTCGGAGTACTGGTGGCGGTCGATGTTCCAGCAACGCCCGGGCAAGTGGGGGGAGAGCAAGTGGGGTCAATACCTGGGGGACAAGGTGACGGCTGCCAGGTGGCCCGATGCGTTCGAATTCGGGGTGGTGGCGGTTGATCCGAGCTTGGGTGCCGATGACCGCAAGGGGGACTTCTCGGCCATCGTCTTTGTGGGCAGGGCCAGCGGTCGGCTGTGGGTCGACGCGGACATCAGGCGGCGGAGCGAAACGGAGATCGCAGCGGATGCGGTGGGGATGTACGCCCGGCACAAGGCCAACCTGATGGTCTTGGAGGGCAACGGCTTCCAGCGGGTCCTCGGTGAGTCGTTCCAGAGTGCGGCCATGTCTCACGGGATCATGCTGCCACTGCAAACAGTGATCAACACCGGGAACAAGATCCTCAGGTTGTCCTCCCTCGGCCCTCTGCTGGCGGCGGACATGTTCCGATTCTCGGACTCGCAGGGCTCCCGGCTGCTGCTGGATCAACTCGGGGAGTTCCCTCGTGGCGACCATGACGACGGCCCGGACGCGCTTGAGATGGCGGTGCGGACGCTGAACGGGATCGCGGCAACAGAATACGACTCGGAGGAACTGGCATACACTCCATGACGCTGGGCCGGTATCGTAGTCTGATCGTGTGGTGTGTCTGTGGGCATCCAATGCGGGTGCGTTCGTCGTGGGGACGGGTGGAATACCGCGAGTGTCTGCGGTGTGGGCGGAAGACTAAGCGAACGAGGCGAGACAATGAGCGAAGCGATCCGGGCACTGCTGGAAGCGTTTGTCCCCGAGACGATCGACCGTAGGCAGTACCTGTACGACGACCCGTCGTTCGGTTATCCGACGGCGGTCAACCCGTTCACGAGCGTCACCGATCGCAGCGATGGGCGGTTCAAGCCGTACTACGACAGCGAGGTGGACCTAGCCTACATTCGGGGGGCAGCCAGGAACCTGTCGCTGTTGACGCCTGTCGCGACTGCTGCCCTCGATAGGCTGGCGGAATACACGTTCGGCCCGGGGTTCGAGTTCACCGCACAGGGTGCCGATGCTCAACTGGTCGAACTGTGCCAGCGGGTGATCGATCGGTTTGTTGACGATGTGGACATGGTGGGCTCCCTCGATCGGGAGTTGCATCACCGCAGTCGGGAGGATGGCGAGGCGTTCGGCTATTTGGAGTTGGGCACGAACGGCAGGCCAACGCTGTGCATGGTGGAGCCCGACCAGATCCGCGAGCCGGGTAACGTGCGGCAGCTAGAGGACTGGCTGCAGGACTTCGAGGGCGTCACGTCGTGGTCCTACGGTGTGAGGAGCCCGGCGAACCGTCCAGCCGAAGCCCTCGGGTATCACCTGTCGCGGGATGACGGCGGTCTGGATTGGGACTACATCCCCTCCCGCAGGATGTGCCACATCAAGCGGAACGTCTCACGGAATGCCAAGCGTGGCGTCTCGGACACGTTCTTGGTGGTCGAGGAGATCAGCCGCGAGGCGAAGTTGCGGCGGAACATGGCAGAGGGTGCGGCGCTTCAGGCTGCGATCGCGTGGATCTTGGAGGCTCCCCCTGGGACGTCACAGGCCAGCATCCAGACCCTCGGGGCGTCCGATGCCGTGGCACAGTACGGCCGGCAGGTGGTCGGCGGTGGACAGAAGACGCAGAACGTCCAGCGGTACAAGCCGGGCACGATCTTGAAGCCATCGCCGGGGCTGGTCTACAAGCCGGGGCCGATGGGAGCCGAACGAAACAGCGGCTTCTTGGAGGTGTCGCAGTACGTGCTGCGGATCGTGGGGACGCGGTGGGCCATGCCGGAGTACATGGTGTCCGGTGACGCCAGCAACGCCAACTACGCGAGCACGTTGGTGGCCGAATCCCCGTTCGTGAAAGCCCGCGAGGCCGATCAGTCGTTCTACGCGAGGGAGTTCACCGCGTTGCTGTGGAAGGTGCTGCGATTCGAACACGATCGGGGCTTGTTGACTGCCCGACCGTGGGGCGAGATCGAGGCCCTCGTGGACATCGCGGTTCAGAAGCCCTCTGTGGCCAGCAGGAACGCCCGGGAACTGGCGGACGTGTCCCAGATCCAATTGGGCATGGGCGTCGTCAGCAAGAGGACTGCAGCCCGTCAGATGGGGCTGGATTGGGAGGAGGAGCAACGCAATCGAGCGGAAGAGGGACCGACCCAAGCGCCGGCCCCGTCGATCATGCCAGTCAGGGAAGCCGAGGACTCGTACAGCCCTCCCGAGGCAGCCCGCAACAATGCGAGGCGGGTGCTGAAGTGGCGTGATAAGCACGGGGACGCGGTGGCCGGGATGACACAGGTCGGATGGACGCGAGCCAATCAACTGGCCAGCGGGGAGAACCTGTCACGCGAGACCGTCGGGCGGATGGCGGCGTTTGCCCGTCACCGGAAGAATGCGGACGTGGCCCCCGAGTTCGAGGGCGAGCCGTGGCGGGATGCCGGTCATGTCGCGTGGTTGGGCTGGGGTGGGACCAGTGGCGTGGACTGGGCAGCGGGGATCGTCGGGAATGTGCGGGAGTCGAGCCTAGACGCTGCTGTCGTGGCGGCGTTAGAGAGTGTCGCAACCATGCCCGAAGCGCGGGCGATCTTGGAGACCTTGCATCAAAGCGAACTGCACGAGAATTGCGGCACAGGCGCGGGCGGTTTCACGTCTGGCAACACGTGCGGCGGTGGTGGCGGAGGTGGTGGTGGTGGTTCTATCGCAGCGGCTGTAAAAAAAAAGACACCCAAACAGAAGCCCAGTCCGACGCAGATCAATGCCGTGAAGGATTATACGACTGACAAATTCCAGCAGGTCAACAGTGAACTACGATCGGGGAAGGTTAGTAAGGATACCAAGACGATTGCCAAAAGCATCGACGGTTATCTGGAGCGAGCGGAAAAGAAGCCCGGGCGGACTCTGCGATCCTTCCAGATTGATACCAACACGGAATCAGGCCGACGGATTGCTTCAATGTTGCAAACTGGTGGAACATTCACTGACGATGCCTACGTTTCGACGAGAGCAAAGGCACGGTCTGGCGAGGCTGAGGCGTTCAAGAATAAGGACACCTACAAGGGCAATGTGATTCTTGTCGTCAACGGAAAGAGCGGAGTCGATATTACGGGTGTGTCCATGCAGGGACGCACAGAGGCGGAGGTGCTCTATCCTCGTGGGACAAAGTTTAGGGTGAACAAGGCGGTTCAGACTCCGAGCGGTGGGATCTTGGCGGAAATCACGGAGATTCCTAAGTGAGCGAACTAGCAAACCGGATGGGTGTGGAGTCCGATTTCTCGAAGCGGCTGTCTCGCCTCACGTCACGTCAGCGGCGAGAGTTGCGGGAGATGCTGGGCAATCCCCCGGACATCCGCAACGTGAGCGAGGCCGATTGGAACCGCTGGGAGGAGGAGCGGCGACGGGAACTCACGTTGATCCTTCTCGCGATCATCCTTGCCGCGTTGAACCAGCACGTGGAGGAACTGCTGCCAGCCGGTCAACAGCCGAGTGATGAGACCCGGACGCAGGCATACCGGCAGGCACTGATACGGGCGCAGGCGATCGCGGCAGAGTCGGCACGGTCGTCTATGCAGTCGGCGAAAGAGGTCGTCACAGCATCGGGTGACCTGATCCGCACAGGCACAGCGGCGGACGTCGAAAGCGTGCTTGTGTCTGCACTCGGCCCGGATCGTGACGCAGTGACCGCAGCCACGACTACGACGTTGGCACAGACCGAGGGGACCAACGCGACGGCAATCGTGATCGAGCCTGCAGGGTACAACCTCGTGACGCGGTGGATCACGGAGAAGGACGGCAAGGTCTGCCCCGTCTGTCGGCCACTACACGGGAAGGTTCCGGATCTGTGGGGGTTGGTCCTCGATAACCTCGTGGCTCCCGGTGGTGTGCGAGCATCGGCGGAAGTGGTGAAGAATGGCGGGCCGCCGGCGCACCCGAATTGCCGGTGCTATTTGGAGACCAAGGCCGAGCCCGCAGCCCGCAAGATTCGGGTTCCATGACCCTAGTAAAAAGTTTAACTAGGGTCGATTTTGTATGAACGCCTCATTTTATTAGGGCAGATATTGCGGGGGAGTGGCAGTCGGTGACAATCGTTCTATGCGACTCACCGAACAGACAACCATTGCCCCCCGACGAGTAGACCGCGAAGCCGGTCTGATCGAGGGTGTGCGTATCCTTGGGCAGGACAGCCGCAACGGCAGGCGTTACAGCCCGCGTGCGATGGCAGAGGCTGCCCGACTGTACGAGGGTGCTCCCGTCAATGTGGATCACCCCGCAACCGAGCGGAAAGATCGGCCCCTTGCCGAGGCGTTCGGCTGGATTCGAAACGTCCGGCAGGAGCAGGGCGCGGTGTACGGGGACCTGCACTACCTCAAGTCGCATCCGCAGGCGGAACTCGTCGCAGAGGCAGCGGAGCGCAATCCGAACCGTATCGGCTTGTCGCATCACGCCGAGGGAACCGTCCGCATGGACGGCAAGCAGGTGATCGTCGAGACCGTCGAGCGGGTTCACTCAATTGATCTAGTCCAGACTCCCGCCACCAATGCGGGGCTTTTTGAAAGCGAGACGCGAATGAAAACCATCCGCGAAGGTGCGATGGAGGCGGGCGAACAGAAAGCCCTTGAGGCGGAAGGCATGGGCGAATACGCCGACAAGCTGATTCCCGAGGGCCAAGACTACTTCGGCGCGATGGTGTCCGAAGTGCTAGCCGGTGACGGTGACCGAGCCAGCAAAATGAAGCGCATCGCGGCGATCCTCAAGGCGCAGGAGATGCTGCAGTCCGACGCGGCCCCCACTGGCGAGATGCCAGAGCCCGAGATGGAAGAGCAGGAAGAGATGCCCGACGTGAAGAAGGCGGTGGCCGAATCGCTGGCCCCGGTGCTGTCGAAACTCGATGCCCTCATGGAGGGGTTCGCGGTGGTCAAGGCCGATCACGACGCGAGGAAGTTGCTCGAATCATCTGGCCGAGAGGTGACCCCCGAGCGACTCAAAGCTCTTCTGTCGGTCGACGCTGGCAAGCGGGCGGCGTTGCTCGAATCGTGGCCGGTGACGCAGCGGGCGGGGCGTCCGGCTGTCTCTCCTCCGGTGGCTGCGGCGGTGTCGTATCCCAGTGATTCCCGGCAGTTTCTGGCTGCCATTCGTTCCAACTAAAGGAGGCCGCAATGGCGGTTCGAACCGATGGGCTGCCGGAGTTGCTGCGACTCCGGAACCAATTCACGATTCAAGACGACTTTCTCCGCGACGTCGACTCGGCGGACTGGGTGACCACCCTCACCGATTCCGGCACGGCGAGTGTCGGGGATGCGGCGCATGGGATTATTGCCCTCGTGGCGTCTGACGGCACCGTGGCGGACAACGACGAAGCCTACATCGAGTCGGCGAACGAGGTGTTCAGGTTCACGGCGGACAAGCCGTTGCTCTTTGAGGCCAGAGTTCAGTTCACCGAGGCCAACACGGACGACGCCAACATTCTCGTGGGGCTGCTGGATGCGGTGGGCGCGAACTCGCTGCAAGACAACGGAGCTGGCCCTCCTTCGTCATACAGCGGCGCGGTGTTCGTCAAGGTGGACGGCGGGACTGTCTGGCAGACCGAGACCAGCAATAGCACGACCCAGACGACCAACGAACTCACGGCGGCCAACGTCAACAATCTGTCGAAGCGGGCTGTGACGGCGGGCGGGGCGGCGTACCAGACTCTGCGGATTGAGTACATGCCGTATTCAGCCACCAACGCCTATGTGTCGTTCTTCGTCGATGGCGTGGCTGTGGCTCAGCACGACTACGTGTTCACTTCGGCGACCGAAATGCAAATTGGCCTGGGCGTCAAGAACGGCGGTGCCAATCTCGAAACCCTCAACGTGGACTACGTGGTCTGCACTCAGGAGCGCTAAGCAATGGTGAATGTCATTCAACTACGGCGTCTCTTCGAGGCTGCCCAACGCGATGGCCAGACCGATCGGTTTTACTCCGATCTGAATGACGGACTGCGAAAGAAAGAGATCCGTTTCTCGGACTTCTCGATCCGCAAGCTGTTTGAAAACTTCGTCCCCGATGGTCGTGAGATTGCCGGGATGTACGCCCCTGGGGAGCACGCCTCAACCGAACTGCGGGAAACCGCGTCGGTGGTGGCGTCCAGCCAGTTCGCCAAGATCAGCGGACAATTGTTGTACAACGCCGTAATGGAGGCGTACGAGCAGGAAGCCTTCGTGTTCACGGGCATCATTCCCGTGGTCAACACGCAGTTCAACGGCGAGCGTATCCCGGGCATCTCGGGCATCGGTGATGAAGCCCTGATCGTCGACGAAGGCCAGCCGTACCCGAAGGCGGGTGTCTCCCAGACCTACATCGACACGCCCACGACCACCAAGCGGGGGCTGATCGTCGAGGTGACGAAGGAAGCCATTTTCTTCGACCGTACCGGCGTGCTGGAGGATCGGTGTCGGCGAGTCGGTGAAGCCCTCGGCCTGAACAAGGAGAAGCGGGCGATAGATTGCGTGGTCGACGAGAACGTCACCGACCATCGTTACCGCTACCGGGATACCACGATCGCAACGTACGGGGACAACTCCGGTACGCATACGTGGGACAATCTGGCAGCGTCCAATGCGTTGGTCGACTGGACCGACATTGACGCGGCCGAACAGTTGTTCTCGGGGATGCTTGACCCTGAGACCGGTGAGCCGATCCTCCTGAATCCGTCGCACCTGATCTGCACTCGGCAGTTGCTTTACACTGCCCGGCGTGTCATCAATGCGACGGAGATCACGGTTGCGACTCCCGGTTACGCCACCACTGGCAATCCCACGGAGACCAAGACCGGCAACCCGATCACGAACTACACCATCGTCTCGACCAATCAACTGGCGGCCCGAATGAACACGGATACCAGTTGGTTCCTCGGCGATCCTCGGCGAGCGTTCAGATACATGCAGAACTGGCCCCTCACCGTGGTGCAAGCCCCGGCAAACAACGAGGCCGAATTCACGCAAGACGTCGTGATGCGGTTCAAGGCGAGTGAGCGCGGTGCGTTCGCCACGATCGAGCCGAGAGCGATGGTGAAGTGTACTGCCTAGTAGGCTGATGAGGCCGACACAATACGCCCCCGTCGGCCGCAAGCTGGCGGGGGTTCTTTTTTGGAGCACAGAACATGGCGAAGCAAAAGGCGGAAGCGGCGGAGCAAGTGGCCGAACCTGTCGAGGTGGTCGAGACTGTGGCAGTGTTGGAAGAGACCCCTCCCGGCGTGCAGTTGCCACGGTATCGGCTGCGGCCCCTCGGGTCTGGTGGAGACTGGCGGATCGTCGAGGCGGAGACCATTGAGGACGCGATCCGGGCGTACAACGGGAACGGCAATGGCGGCGTTGTGTTGACCCGCAAGAAGCTGGAAATTGAGGCCGTCTGATGCCGACTGACGCGGAACAAATCGCGACGATTCGCAGCAACCTTCTCGCGGCATTGGCAACCGAGTCAGCCAACCCGAAGCCGAGCTACAACATCGACGGGCAACAGGTCGATTGGAACGGCTACCGTACTGCGATCCTCGGCCAGATCGCGAGTTTGAACACGCTTCAGGCGGCTGCGGTCGGGGCGTTTGAAGAGTTGGGTGAGGCCACCACATGACGTTGGACATCGGCGGCGACTACACCCTCTGGGACAACGGCGAGACTGTCACGTTGCGGCAGATCCGTCCGGATGGTGCCACGTCGGTAACCGTCGATAACGCAGTGGGAGGGCTGGTGAATCGGCAGCGACTCAACGCGGCTGGAATCGACATCGTGGGCGATGAGAAGGGATTCAGCCTCAATGCCACACAGGCCGGCGCGAAGGGCGTGCAGGTAGACGACATCATCATTGACGCCTCTAACGTGCGGTGGCGGGTGCTGAGTGCGAGCCAGGCCACCCTAGACACGCGCTACACGGTCATCTGTCGGAGGCAAGTCTAATGCCCGCCGAGTTGACCACGATTCTGGAGACAGTCCAGACGCAGGTGCAGGCGTTGAACCTGCCCGGCATCTCGCGTGCGAATGTCGTCATCTGCCAGAGTGCGGCGGTGGAGATTGCCCGGATGCCTGCCGAACGGATGCCCGCAGTGATTATCAGCCCGTTCGGGGCGGAGACGATCCTTCCGGGAAGCAACGTCCGCGATGATGTAACGTATCCCGTCCTCGTGGCCCTCGTGGCATCGCTGCGGATCGACGCAGAGGAGCCGATGGACAAGCAACGGCTGGGGTTGGATCAGCGGCTGACGTGGCGTGAGACGATCCGCAAGGCGTTCAGCAACCAGCGGCTGGACTCGACGCGGGGCTATACGATGGCAGTGCAGCCTCTGGCGATCGTCGATCAGACGGCATTCGCCCGGGATCTGTTCGTCTCGGGGTTCGTTCTGCGGATCACCAACCGCGAGGGCCGGACGTGACCACACTGGACAGCCTGGGCGAGATGGTCGAGTGGGTGGTTCAGGCGGCCGAGCACGCCGAAAACGGGATCTACACTCAAGCCCTTGATGAATCGATAGGGTTCGTGCAAGAGTTTGAACGTGAGATGTACCGCGAGCAACGCGGCCCGGATGGCGTGGCGTGGGCCCCTCTGGCCCCGTCGACGATCAAGGCGAAAGGGCATTCGACGATTCTGGTCGATACCGGGCGGATGTTCGAATCCTTGACCACCCCGCAGGGCACAGAAGATACGGTGTGGATGACCGGG